ACTCTAAGAAGGATGTACTCGAGAATGAGAAAGACTACAATGCCTTTATGGTTAATCGTGGTCTTTCATACTTCCCTGATACTGTTATATACGCCAATGAAATGAATAAGTTCCACCACTTAGATAGCCGCCTGCAGTTTGATTTTCTTATAAATATAGTCAGGAAACGAAATCGTTTCTCTAAGTGGAACAAATCTAGTGAATCTGAAGATATCAAAGCTATAAAGGAATATTATGGTTATAGTAATGAGAAAGCTCGTGATGTACTTCCGCTTTTAAGTAATGAAAACCTTAAAATAATTAGAAGGAAAATACAGTATGGCGGAATTCAACGATGAACTGGTAAATTGGAAACCAGAGATGATGTTAGAAGTAACACTTGCAGAGCCTGACGACTTTTTAAAAATACGTGAGACTCTTACAAGAATAGGTGTAGCTTCTAAAAAAGATAATAAGCTATATCAATCATGTCATATCCTTCACAAACAAGGAAGATATTTCATAACTCATTTTAAAGAATTATTCTTATTAGATGGTAAGCCATCTAACTTAACAGAGAATGATCTTAAACGTAGGAACACAATTGTAAAACTAATGGATGATTGGGGATTACTTGAAGTAGTTACTCCTGTTGGAGAAGTTGCAGCATTAAACCAAATCAAAATTATATCTCATAAAGATAAATCTGAATGGGAATTGTGTCCTAAATATAATATAGGTATCAAGTGAAACCTGTATAAATAAAAATGGATATGCCGAAAGGGTATTCATTTTATAACCTTGCTATAATATAGGAGGACAATTATGTCAAACTTAGCATTTAACTTCCCAAGGGATACGTTCCTTGGATTCGATCAACTTTTCGAAACACTATCAAGCGTACCATTTAACGGAACTACAGAAACACGTAGTGCTGGGTACCCGCCTTATAATGTTATTAAAAAAGATGATGGTCATTTTCTTATTGAGATTGCTGTTGCAGGATTCAGTAAAGATGACATAGACCTAACTCTCGAGAAGGGTATTTTAACGGTGAAAGGTAATAGACCTCATGCACCGGTAGATAGAGAGTACGCTCACCGCGGAATTTCTTCAAGGGGATTTGAAAGACAATTCACATTATCTGACACAATACAAGTTATTGGTGCAGACATTGTAGATGGTCTGCTTGTTGTTGCTCTGGAAAATAATATTCCAGAAGAGGACAAGCCACAAATCATTAAGTTAGGAAAACTAAACAAAACAGCAAGCTTGCTGTTGAGTTAAATTAACTAAGGAGCATTATGGCATATTCAGAAAAGGTTTTAGACCACTACAACAATCCACGCAATGTGGGTAAGATGGATCCCAAAGATCCTAACGTAGGAACTGGTATGGTTGGTGCTCCTGCCTGTGGCGATGTAATGCGTCTTCAAATAAAGATTGAAGATGGCGTATGTACAAATGCCGTTTTTAAAACATATGGCTGCGGTTCAGCAATCGCTTCTAGTTCACTATTAACTGAATGGGTTAAAGGTAAATCAGTTAAAGCAATTCAAGCAATTAAGAATACTGAAATTGTTGAAGAGCTTAACCTCCCACCAGTAAAAATACATTGTAGTGTATTAGCAGAGGATGCAATCAAGTCAGCTGTAAAAGATTATGTAGATAAACAACCAAAGGAACATAGATGATTGAAGAAAAAATTAGATTAATCCGATTAACATCGGGCGAAGAAATATTATGTGAATTACACGAACAAAGAAATAGAAAAATAACAGTAGTTAAAGATCCTATTTTGTTAATACCAAATGAAGGACAAATTGGCTTTATGCCTTATTTGCCTTATACTGAAATCGGTATCTTTGGACTTACAATAAAAGAGGAACATATTATGTTTAATGTTCAACCAACAGATGAGATGATTGATAAGTATAATAGCATGACATCTGCGGTAGTGACACCACCTATGCAGAAAATAGTTACATAAGCTGTTTACTTCTCCCCCTAACTATGGTATAATAGTACCATATGAATAAATCTTTTTATACACACGCTTTCCGTCATGGTAAAGTAATCAAATATTGTGGTTTCGAAGAAGGAAAGAAAGTCTCCTTCACGATTCCATTTAAACCAACTCTATACGTCACATCTAAAAAAGAAACTAATTGGCATGCGCTCGATGGTACCCCTGTCGATCCAGTTACATTTGGTAGTATGAGTGAAGCTACAGACTTTATGAAGCAATACAAAGATGTTCCTAACTTTAAAATCTTTGGGAATACTAATTATGTTGCTCAACATATCAATGAAGAATTCCCAGGCGATATCAAGTGGGATCGTAGTCTTATTAATGTTACTTCCCTAGATATCGAATGTAAGTTCGGTGAAGGCTTTCCTGACCCAGCAGATGCTGACCAGGAGATCACAGCAATTACAATGAAGAATAATATAGATGATATCTATTACACATTTGGTTGTGGTGATTATGATGTAGAAAAAGCTTTAATGCAAGATCATGAAGTTCGTTATATTAAATGTAATAATGAATATGAATTACTTCATAAATTTGTATATCAATGGTCGAAGTCTTCCCCTGATGTTATCACTGGTTGGAACGTAGAGTTCTTTGATATACCATATATCGTAAATCGTATAGCAAAAATACTTGGCGAAGGCAAAGAAAAACTCTTATCGCCATGGAAAATGATCGATAAACGAGATGTACAACAACCTTTTAGTAATCAAATGCGTGTTAAATATGACATAAAGGGTGTTACAACTCTTGATTATTATGCGTTATTTAAAAAGTTTGCATTTACATATGGTCCACAAGAATCATATAAACTTGATCATATTGCGAATGTAGTTCTTGGTGAGAAGAAGCTTGACTTTGGTGAAGCCTCAGACTTAAATGAATTGCACGCTAATGATTATCAAAAGTTTATTGATTATAACATTAAAGATGTAGAGTTGATTGACAGAATGGAAGATAAGCTTGGCCTTATTACCCTCTGTTTAACTATGGCTTATAAAGGTGGTGTTAACTATGATTCAGTTCTAGGGACTGTAGCGATATGGGATTCATTAATCTATAGGGATCTCCATTCAAGACACATAGCAATTCCACAAAATAATGAATCATTTAAAGGCGCTTATCCTGGCGGTTATGTAAAAGAACCTCAAGTCGGTATGCATGATTGGGTATGTTCATTTGACTTAAACTCCCTATATCCTTCAATCATTATGCAATACAATATGTCACCTGAAACTATATTAGTTGGCGCAGATGAACCAGGTGTCAATGTTGAATCTGTTCTCAAAGGTCATGTAAGGAACAATATTCCTGGTACGGCGTTAGCTGTCAATGGTGTTAGATTCAATACAAAAAAGCCTGGTGTATTACCACAAATAATTCAAGAAATCTATAATGAACGTGTAGGTCATAAACAAAAAATGTTGAAAGCTCAACAAGAGTTAGAGCTATGCACAGTAAAGTCAGATGTCTATGCTCTTGAAAAGCGTATAGAAATTTCAAAGAACCAACAATTAGCCCTTAAGATTTTGCTTAATAGTTTATACGGCGCAATGGGTAATAAATGGTTTAGATACTTTGATATGAGAATTGCCGAGGGTATCACCCTGACTGGCCAAGCAACTATCAAATGGGCTGAAAAGAATTTAAACAATTATCTTAATAATACTTTAAAAACTGATAAAGATTATGTAGTCGCAATTGATACAGATTCAGTATACGTCTCACTTGATGAATTCGTTAAACGATTTAAACCAGAAAATCCTGTTAACTTCTTAGATAAATTATGTTCTACAGCGTTGGAAGATGCTCTTACTAAATGTTATGATGAACTATATACAAGACTTGGTGGTGTAGAAAACAAAATGGTCATGGGTCGTGAAGTTATTGCTGATCGTGGTATATGGACAGCAAAGAAAAGATACATACTCAATGTACATGACAATGAGGGTGTTCGTTATGCTCAACCTAAATTAAAGATCATGGGTATTGAAGCAATCAAATCATCTACCCCAGCGATATGTAGACAAGCATTAAAAGATATGTTTAAAAGAATTATTGAAACTGATGAAGAAACAGTCCAAAGCGATATACGAAATTTTAAAAAGGTATTCTCTGAAGCCTCAGCTGAGGAAGTATCATTCCCTCGTTCTGTTCAGAATCTTAAAAAGTGGAATGATAAAGAAACTATATACAAAAAGGGTACGCCTATTCATGTCCGAGGAGCACTTATGCATAATGCATTAATAGATGATAAGAAGCTTCGTAACAAAGTAGAAAAAATACACGGCGGCGATAAGGTCAAGTTCACATATCTTAGAAAGCCAAACCCTATAAAAGAAAATGTCATTGCATTCATTGACTTTCTTCCAAAAGAATTTAAACTTGAAGACTATGTTGATTATAATCTTCAATTCGAAAAAACATTTTTAGGCGCAATAGAACCTGTCTTAACCGCGGTTGGATGGGAAAGTGAGAAAAGAATAACTTTGGAATCTTTTTTCAATTAACTATTTACATTCACATAAAGTATGTTATAATATAACCATATGAGTAAACTTGACTACGTAATATTAATTCTTTTATTTCCGTATTGGTTTATT